TAACGGCCTTCGCCTTCTAATGTGTAGAACACAAAATCATCTGAAATGAATAAAGTTGTATTAGGATCAATATTAGACATAAAACTATTATATATTAAATTTCGTAAAGTGCACTATTATCTGGGTGTTCCCAAACTTCTACTTTAGAACACCAGCAACGCCCATTAGTTAAGCTATCTACATAATCATTAGCTAATTTGTGACACAGTTCAGCAAAACGTTCAATACCTACTCCGTCTTCAAGCACCACCAGTTCAATCATTTTGCGTTGTTCAAGTTGTTTGAACATATCTAAGTCAGGATCTTTTGCCCAAACTACTGTTTTATGATCAAAGTATTCTTCTAAAGTGTTTTTAAGTTGCTTAAGGGAGCCGAAGTCTACAACCCAATTGTTTTGATCTAATGCATTGCATGTAAACCAGAACTTGGCTTGTAAACGGTAACCGTGAATAAAGTGGCAATGACTTTGTGCGTATGGCTGTCTAAATGCAGCTGATCCTAACGGAATGACTTTAGTTGATGTAAATTTACCCATACCTTATGGTAAGGGCTGTTATAAAAAACTCAACTTAAAATTAAGTTTTTTGTGTGTTTACAAATCCATTCTTCTAATATAACTGGTCTTATATCTGGTGGGGAAGATATAACTGCATTGCTTTCATCTGTAGAGTTGTACACGTATCGTTGTATATCTTTCTTTTCTTCCATTGTTTCCAAGTTAATGTATAATCCAGATCTTTTATCTTTAATAACCGTATTACCAGCAATAGCAAACTCTATACAATCAAGCCTTACAAACGTATTTGGAATGTAGCTTACAAGTATATTAATAAAGTCTTCTTTACTTGATTCATTTTTAAAATAAAGGAACAACGGCACGTCTTCACTGCTGTATTTTTTATTTCTGTATTTTAAAACCACACATTTATTTACTTATTATGTAAATATTAACATGCCTGGTATTAAAAAATTAGTAAATATGATTGAAGCTGTGGATTTGCCTCCTCCACCAATTCATTTTACCCCGCCTGCTATGGTTTCATATCAGCAATACTACGGTAGTCAATTTCAGACAACCCCAGACTTTATAAATTATATAAAAAGCGTAGAAAATAAAATTAAAGCTGGTTTTAAGCATGGGCTTTGGCATCCTCATAAAAGCGTAGAGGGTGGTACTGATACCATTGCATATGGGCATAAATTACGCCCCGGAGAACATTTTGCAAACGGTTTAACCGATGCTCAAGCTACAGAATTACTTAAAAAAGATATACAAACAGCTGCAGAAAGAGCTAAACAAATAACCAATTATAAATTTGGAAACGGTGCGTGGGAACGCTTAGATAACACTAAAAAAGAAATGCTTGTAGATTTTGCCTTTAATGGTGTGTTAGGTAAATTTCCGAAGTTTTTAGACGGAGTAGTTACTGGTAATGATAATGAAGTTAGAGCTCAGTACATACGCCATGTAAACGGTAAGGAAATGTCCGGTCGCAATCAAGCCTTTGCTGATAGATACTTAAACTGAAGTTTTAACTTCGTCTCCAGCTAAATCTTTAATAGCGTCTAATATTCTGTCCTTATTTTGAGCGGTAATATCAGAAGTAAACAGAGCGATTAAATCTGTATCTAATTTATCTCCGCCAACCTTTAATATTGCTCTACACGCTAAAGTTAATAATTGAGATTGCCAGTCTTGTAACTGTTCAGGTGATTTATCAGCAGGTGTAGTAACAGGGGCTGGTGCGTTTACTGGCCCACCATCTTGTGGTAAACCGGCTGCCGGCGGTTGCTGAGCTGCTCCACCCGCTGCAGGGGCTGGTGCAGGTACATCTGCTTCAAGTAGTGTACGGAACACATTATTTGCAATTGAATCAAATTTTTTCATTATGTAGTAGGAGCTACTGCTGTAGAAGCTGTTGAAGTATTAGCTTTAGTTAAATTTTGAATAAATGTAGGATCGCTTAATTTAGATACATCTCCGTTTAGTTCAGGATGTGCTTTAATAGCAGCAAGTAAAGCATTATTAGCTGCAGTAACTGCAGCCGCATTTTGTTGACCAGAAGTTTGTTGAGCGGTTGCAGCTTGCTGAGCAGTTTGCTGTACCACATTAGGGTCATTAGTTGGTGCAGTAGCTGTAGTTCCGTCTTCTTTTAAAGCGTTTTCCAAAACTTTTAAAAATCTGCTTTTTGACTTAACTTTGCTTAAAATAGCGTCCATATACAACATATTTACACTTTTTTGCATATTATCACTTGATTTTTTTTTGCAATAAAGTAATATAAAGTGTCGTCGGTTTAAGGAGTACACCACATACTACATAGTAATATGTTAATGGTTTTGGGACTCAGGAGCATAGCTCCTTCGTCTCCGGTCTTGTCAGACCTTTTAAACGCTCGCTGACGCTCGCTTAATATTATATAATATATAGAGAGAAATCCGTTCATGGTTTGAATGCGGAAAGTAGCGGTTCTAATCCAAATTTAGTGCAAAACCGTTTGATTTTGTTGAAGCTATACTTGCTATAATCAATGGAATAGCGAAACTCCTTGAGCTCGGTAGTTACTTCTGTGTATTCCGCGGTGTTTTTGTCGTTTAATGCTGTTTTATATGGTTTGCTGGTAATATAAAGTAGTATTGGGAAGCATTTTTTTATTTCTTTAAGAAATATTAATATATCCGTATTACAGGTTGTTTTGTCAATCCAAAATATAGTATTCTTTTTGTTTTTTAATTCTGCATACTCTTTTAAGAGAGTAGAAAGTGTAAAATAATGTACAAGCTTAAGATAGTCTTGCTTTGGTAAGCTGTCGTACGTTGTAATATTATATTTTAGTAACTCGGCTTTAAACAAACGTAATATCTCTGATTCAATTTGAGTAAAATCAGTTAGGTATAGGTTGTATTTGAGCGGTTGTACCTGCATTATTAGTTATTGTAGAGTGATTTGCTTCTAATGCAAGCTTTTTTAACAATGCACCTGGCGCTCTACCGATACGGCAATTTATAATACCGTTATAATAACCTTCTTTGAGTAATACATCATGATCAAATTGTATTTTAGCTTCATAATAAGCTAATTCAAATTTACTTTCGCAAAATCTCAATATTTCAAATGCAAATTTATCTTTACCGAGTTTTTTAATATCCTCATTAACATCATTGGAAGAGGATGTATATGTCTTCCAGTCTGTTTCTACGTCAAAGTGTCTTTTATTTTTTCTTCCTTTGAGAGGTTTAAGTTTTTTAACACTTTTAATCTGTTTTTTACCGAAATAAATTCTATTAGTGATGGTGTTAGTAATACGATATATAAACCCGTAAGGTAAATTATTACTATCAAAATTTTCATTAGTTATCCAATGACCTAAATCCATGCAACCTACTTACATCCCGCCTGGAAATGTTCTACGGATTAGAGGAACAGCCTCTCCGTTCATTTTTTTCTTTTTCTTTTTACTTCTTTTAGTATCTACATTACCCCAGATATTACGAGCATCTCCAGGTGCATAAAAGTCTCCAGATTTGCCAACTTGCGCAGGTTGAGCTTGATTAGCACCAAACACACTACCAGATGTCATATCTTCTAAAAGCTTAATATACACTTTATTAAAGTTTTTCATGTAGATTTATTAAAATTATAATATATACTTAGTAAGAATTATGGACTTACTCAACGTAGAAAAAATTATTAATGACTTCCAATCTGAACTCACTAATGATATTAAGATGGATGAACTCTCTATAAAAGAAAAAGCCATGTTAGCTCCTATTACTAAACATAAATGGGTTGCAAGAACCACTCAATATAAGAGTACTTTACTCAAACTGGAATATACTAAGAAGCAAAAAATTAAAGCGAAAACTGTTAATGCACCTGTAGTACTATCTAAAGCAGGTCAAGAGCAGTTAGCTGCAAGCGATGACGAAATTATTTCTATTAACGCTTGTATTGATCAAGTAAAAGTCATTTTAGAGTATCTTGAAAAGGTAGAAAAACTAACCGGCTCGTTAACGTACGACTACAAAAACGTAATAGATTTGCAAAAACTTGAAACAACATAATGGTAGTTCAGTTTCAATACGACCCGAAGCGTAAGGAAGTAAAAATAGTCTCAGACTTTCTTGCTAACATAAAAGAACACTTTAGTGTTAAGAATCCTGGTGCTCATTTTAATCGTTATGCAAGATTTATACCTCAGCGTATATACGCTATTACGGCTTCCGGTTATATTGGTATTGGTTTAGTCCCGGAAGTCTTAAATTACCTTAAAAGTCAGAATATACCTTTTGATATACAGATTGATCAAGCTTATAGAGATGTTTTAAAGCAAATTCACATATTATTACCAGATTTACATACAAAAACTTTAATTAATGAATTTACGCTTAGAGATTATCAACAAGCAGCAGTAGGTAATGCATTAGATAATGGTCATGGTATTATTGAATTAGCAACAGGTGGTGGTAAAACATTAATTATTGCTAATTTTGTGTATGCTGCATTGCATGAAATTAAACTTACTGAAAAAATATTAATTGTAGTGCCAGATTTAGGTTTAGTTGCACAAACCTATAAAGATTTTACTTCTTATAACTTTCCAATGGAAATAGTGAGTAAATGGACAGGCAACACTGAACTTGACCCTAATGCCCGGGTTATTATTGCTAATATGGGTATTTTACAGAGTAAAAACTCAGATATTAGTTGGTTCAACAAAGTAGGTCTATTAGTAGTAGACGAGTGTCACAAATTACGTAGAGGTAATAAAGTATGTAAACTACTTGACAAGGTACCTACATTAAGACGTGTTGGTTTTACCGGTACATTACCAGAAAATGATATAGACAAGTGGAATATTATTAAATTACTTGGACCGGTTATCTTTAAAAAAACTACAACCGAGTTAAGAGAAGCAGCAGGCGGAGAGTATATTGCTAATGCACAATGTTTAGCTATTAAATTAGAATATGACTTTAAACCAGATTATACATCTGTTGCATCCTCTCAAAGATACTTGTTTGAATTAGAGTATATACATAATAGTGGGTTTAGAAATAAAGTAATTAAACGATTAGCTAATAACTTTAAAAATAACTGCCTTATTCTTATAGATCACATTGCCCATGGTGATAATTTGTATAAAGAGCTTTCTACCATAGAAGGTAAGCAGGTATATTTTATACAAGGTAGTGTAGAGGTAGAGGAACGCCGCAAAGTACAAGAAATTATGGAACAACATAATAATGTTGTATGTATTGCCATTAGTAAGATCTTTTCTACTGGCATTTCTATAAAAAACATACATTATATAGTGTTTGCT